GTGTAGTAGCTGCCGGTGTAGTAGCTGCCGGTGTAGTAGCTGCCGGTGTAGTAGCTGCAGGTGTAGTAGCTGGCAAACCACCCGTTGCAGGTGTTATGGCTGAAGTGTCTGTAGAAAGCGTTGGTAATGCGCGGCCTTCTGTTTGGCCGTACATTTGATAGTGCTGTTGGGCACCTAAAGCAGCATTCCCACCAAACTGTCCAAGGTTAGCTTGTACATACGTGTTTACATCTGGATTGGCTGCCAAATAGGCATTCCAGTCAGCATTAGCAGGGACCGCGGATGAGGCAGATCCTGATGTATCTGTAGCGGTAGTAGAAGAATCTGCCATAATTATTAAGTTAATATTCTACGTATATTAATGCAAAAAATTCAATGAGTTGGCCCGTTAATTGCCAAAGTAAGGTCTTTAGCCCATTCTTGCCATGTATCATATTCTTCGGGGGATTTGAGTCCGTATGCGGCAAAGGACGGGGTATTTACAATTTGATTGGCAATTTCTTGCCAGTTATTGTCGTCGCCCTGCCCTATGGCTTCTTTGCCATACCACATAATAAAATTACCAGACCATTCCTCGAAATTGCCATATTCCGTACTAAACGGAAAGGACTGGATAATTCTATTGCTCATGGGCGTTCATCGCCGTATTCGCAGGTGATAATGTTACGGCCCATTTCGTAGTTGCCACCAAGTTCGTTTGATTCGAATTTCAAGCGCATCAGGCGGTATTCAACACGTAAGTCAACCTTACCGGCATCGGCGTTAAATACATACGGGCCAGACATTTCGGTCTTAATGTCATCGTCGGCAAACTTGCGGCCTAGAACTGTCATGGCAATGTCGCCAGTTTGCAAGAAGTTTGGCTCAAACCGGCGTAAATGCATACGGCGGTTAACGCCTTGTGCGGCGTCGCCGCTGGGCGATCCGCCAATCCAACTAATATCGCTGGTTGTAATGCTGGAATAAACAGCCGTGCTGCCCGTTAACCCAACACAATCCGTACCAAACTCATGTTGCCAAATATTATACCCGCCGGTAACTACATAAATTTCAGTACCAGTTGGCAATGTTGATGGGAAACTAATTGCCGTTGTTACTAAGGTAACCCCGGGAGTTCCAATCGTAGCGTTATAAATGTTTTGGCTAGACGCAATTAAATAAACGGTTGCCGACGGGTCTTTTGATAATGTTACATAATCACCGGGGCTAAACAACGGTGTCTGATCACCATACAAATAAAATTGATTGGATGATGGCGCAGATTGTCCAGTGGGCGTTGCAACAGTTTTTTGTGGTGCGCTGTAAAGCGGCTCGTAATTCCAATCTGCCCAAATGGGGGTCGGCAACAATTCAGTTGTATAACCGCATGAACGTTGCGCGCCAACTGCTTGGCCCGCATCATACCAAATTTGATCTTTGGTATTATAGATGATTGCGTCAGTGCATTCTGTTGCAGTGCCGCGGGGATAAAAAAACCAAATCTCATTAAAACGTGGGATTTTTGTAGCCCACACTTTTTGGCGTTCGGAAAAATTGATGTTATCAAACAGGTAGTTAACGTTCTTATCATTCGGTAAAACTTTTACCGACCCGTTATATACATAAAATCTATCGACGCCCATCCAAAAATACGCCCCGTCCATTTCAGCAATGGCGTTAGACGACATGATGGAGATTTGGCTAGAAACAATATCGTAGTTCCAATACACCGGCGCGTTGGCCGCAGTAAATGAAACACGAATCAAACTATCTGTTGCCCAGAATAAACCAGAAGGGGAATTAGTACCGCCACGAACCGGCAGACCTTTAACAATCTTTGAAGCCGCAACGTTGATTTGGTTGGCAAATACGCCGTTCCAATCATACAAAGATTGTTGGGGGTAGGTAATTGAGCTTGTTTGTGTGCTAACGTTGTTGTTGGCAATGTAGCCATGAGATCCATAAACAAACGTAAATGGATAAAGCACACAAACACCGCCGTCAACAGAAATAGGCTGGTACGTGGGATTTTGGCCTGCGCTATCCGATAGGCCAGTAAAGGTCCAAGTTTCACCGCCAGTAGATGGTGTAATGTTACCAACCAAAACCTGCGAAGGCACACCGCTGTCGATGTTAACCAAGTTATAGCCGGGGTGGGCCAAGATTTGAAGTTGGCCGCCTGAAGGGCTGAAAACCGAGTCAAACTGCCAGTCTAAACGATAAGGGCCGCCGACGGGATCTGGGGTAAACACCGCAGCATTTTGGATCCATGCCTGTGTTGGCGTAGATGGAATAGTTCCGCTGAACCCCAACTGCACATACGGCGCAGAATAACTTACGCTGGTGGTTGTATAAGTTGTTGGTGTACCCGACTGCGAAAAGATAATTTTAGTACCAACGGGGAAGTATTTAACTGCTCCCGAAACACCCGAAGTGCCCGCAATCTGAATGCTATTTGTTGTTGGATTAACAACTTGAAGGCCAACTTGTCCGGGCAAAATTTGTGCTTGGAATGGGCCACTGCCAAACGAATAATTGGCGCCGGTGGTGAACACGTCCAATTCGTTAAAATTGCCAGCAAAAATATAGTTAACGCCGTTGTATGGTTGGATCACCATACCGCGGTAAATGCCAGTTAGGCTGTTAAAAATTGTTTTATAGCCGCCAATTTTTCGTGCGCGTTCCCGCTGGAAACGACACCACACACCGTCTGTAAACTCTTCAGACTCAAAAGCAGTACCATCTCGCTTTATACCTGCTTGAACTTGCAGGGTATAAATTGAATTGTACTGTGCAAGGTTAGCATCATCAGCCATTAAAAGGACCCACCGGGAATTGATTGAGCAATAAGCGGAGCATTAATAGTTACAACCGGAGCCGATGGATTGTTATTATTAACGTCAATCAACTCTGTGCCACCGGCGGTAATACCAAGAATGCCTGTATTTTTTAAATACAAACCGGTTGTTGTATCATTGTAGAACGAAAAAGTTGGAACGCCCGAAGTGCCGTTGTTTGCGTAAAAAATACCAGTTGTTGATAGAGACAGCGGATACAACGTTGTACCGTCGCTCAAAACAGTTGCAATGGCGCCGGCCGCTAAAATTAACGGTGTTTGAGAACTGCCATAACATTTAAAAGTAATGTTATACCCAGATTGGTTGGTATTGTTAACCAGAACATAAAGCTGGGTAATTGCCGGCAAAACAACATTCAAGGGCTGAGTTCTGGTGCCTGATTGGGCAACATAAGTTTGAATAATAGGCGCATAAGCCGTAAGATTCAAAGTGTTGCCTACAATGCTGTCTACGTCATATGCAGAAGAATTAAACGAGACAACCGAAGCTGGCGCCCAGCCTACAGTAATAAACCCATTACTGATGCTGTCATACATGATAAAACCAGAATCACCGGGGTTGGTAACAATGGTTTGTTGACTATTAATGGTTTGGGGCGTTGAGGTAGTAAAAGTTAAAGTGCCCGTTCCGCTATTGCGAAAACCAATATACCAACCTGTATTGAGGTTTTGGGTGGTAGGCAGCGTAAACGTTACTGCGCCACCTGTCCAATTGTAAGTTACCGCGTTGCTGGTTTGGCTAAGAGTTGGCGCCACAGCGGTATCAACAACGTTCTGAGCCGTTGCCAGTTTACCGTTGTAGGTAGTCAAACCTGAACCAGCCAACGAAGCTGCATCGGCCACAGAGGTGCCAGCGCCAAACGTAACGTTGCCCCAAACACCTGCCTGCGAAGTATTGTCTGTTAGATAAAAATACTTAGCTAGACCAACGCCAACTGTTATCGAAGCACCGCCAGTGTTGTTGGTAATTGTGAACGACTGTGAACCCAAGTTGCGGAACAGAATGTCCGTACCCAAGGCGCCTTGGGAGGCGTCAGGAAGGGCAATAGAAAGGCCGCTAGTGGTCGCAATACAGTCGATGATACGTGCGGCTACCGTCTGGGTCGAATTGACCGTTGTAGGCCAATAAAGAGTTTTATTGGCGCTAAAGGTCAGCAGTTCATACGAAACATCCGTTGGGGTAACAACAGTGCCCGTAAACGGCGAGGTGTAAGTTGGTGTAGTCATCTATTAGGGTTCCATTACACTTGTGTTTCGGTCAACGCGGCGCAGATCGTCTTCTTTCTTCAGCGCGGCAATCGCGTCTGTATAGTACGACTTCCACACTGGCAGTTTGTCTAGCGCCTTCAAATAACCTTGGGCCTGCAACAACGAACCAAATAACATGGCTTGAGGAGCCACAGAGGTCCAAAGGTTTTGTTGGTTTTGCTCATCCAAAGGTTGAATTTCCGCGTAGTAAATAATTTCTACGGGGTATGATTTATCGGGCGCCGGCGCAAAGTTCCAATTAGAATAATCATACTCTGCGTAATACGAAGGCTGGCCTGCGCTAGACTCAGCTAGGTATTGCGACACATAATCTTGGCTTCGGAGCAGCATGGGCTGTCCGTTAACTTTCATGCTAACAGTTTTACGCCAGCGGGCTGGTTTGGTCAAAGTAGTTTGGTTTTGAACCAAGTTGGTTTCAACCACGATTAGCTGAATGTATGACCGCAACTCAGCCGCAATCGAAGATTCGGCCAGCGCGATCATGCCCGGAATAGCCGCGACAAAATCGGCATCATCACGCTCCATGTAGTCAATAATATTGGCTACGAGCGAGTCATAGGTCATTACAACGCTCATCTTGTGTAGTAGCTATAGTTGGGTTGGAAATAGATCGGTGACTTGTCACGATCCTCTTCGCTGGCCTGCATGAACGCCTTTTCGGCCTGCAGTTCCAAGTATTGGATTCTCGGCATATCAACGCCGGGAAGCTGCATTGCCATTGAATGTGACAGTTGTTTTTGTATGCAGTTTATCCACCGATCGGGCACATAAATTTGGTTGGTTAACGAACCAACATCTTGCATCTGCACTTCCACGATTAACTGGAACATTTGATACGGGTTGTTTGGCACCGGCCACAAATACATCGAGGGCTCAATGGTGCGGTCAAACCAGTATTGCAGCGAACGAACCGAGGGGAACTGCTTGTTGGGCAAGTTCCAATAATCATCGCGGTTCAAACGCGATAAAGGAATAACTTGCTGGCTGGTAGAGAAAACAATTTGGCGCACTGAGAACGAAGTTGCTACAGTCTCGCGCAAACGCCAATATAAATGCGGCTCAGTGGTAGAAATATTATAATATTGCCACTGGTAATCAGTCATTGTAATGGCGGGGAACTGTTCTTTAAGGAACCAGTTTACGCCGTCATCGCTATATTCAAATGCCAGATTGTATGTTTGCGTGGTGTTGGGTGCGTAGCAATTCCAGCCAACATAATATACGCTTTGTGATTGCTGGTACGTAGAACCGATCCAATTAGGATAGCCTGCAGTAGACGCAGAAACGCTTAAGGTTGGATTCAACGCAAATGCTGCTGGCGCCGTGGGGTTTACTACAGGCAAATACTCAGACGCTTGGATGTTTTGTATATACACCCAATTTGCTTCGCGCACATCAATTGTAGTCTTGGGCAAAACCAATTGTTGTTGCTGCGTTAAGGCGCCGTACAACTGGTTTTCCAATAACCAAAGGTTAACACCTCGGTTAGATAAATTTTGCAGGTTATAAAACAACGCCTGCTTGGCCGCATTGACCAACTCAGGCGTCATTTCTTCTGCAGTTTTGCCCGCATCGCGGAAAGCATAGGAAATTAACTGGTCAACGTTGATCGTTGTTTTTCCAGTTGTATTTGAATAAGCCATGGCTTAACGTCCTCTGCCAGTTACTTTCTTGGGCAACGATTTAAGGTTAACCCCCTTATCAGCCTTGTTAAATTCTTTAGCCACGCGGGGAGGAACCTTGACTTTCTTAGCGAATTCAGGGTTATGCGCCGCGGCGGCCATCAAACGTTCTTGGGCTTGTGATTTTGAGGGCATATATTTCCTTATTAGTTCATGCCGGGGATGCGACCAGCCATGGGGTTTTGCTGGGGCATACCTTGTTGGGGCATACCTTGCTGCATGGGAGGCTGCATGCCGGGGTTTTGAGGCGCCTGCATTTGATACTGGTTCATGCTAGGGCTAACCGGCAATTGACCGGGCATACCAAGGTTGCCATAACCGGCGGGCAACGGTGGATTCACATAATGTTTTGCTTTTCGAGCAAGTTCACGCGCCATGCTAATCGGGCTCAACGCGTCTTCCAATTCCATGTTGGCTTTAGCTGCGACGGCGTTGGGATCACTCACTTTGCGGCCGTCAG